TGAGACCAGTATCTGTCAGTTCAAATCCTACAGCTAATACGCTAACAACCTTGTATACAGTCCCCAAGGGGTACTACGCAAGGGTGGGTTTGATTCACGCTAACAACGCTACTGGTTCAAACAAGCACGTTACTTTTGATTGGGTTGACACTAGCGCAAGCGTTACTGTGAGCGTAATTTACCAATACACAATTACTTCCAAAACCTCATTGTCATTTGGCTTGCCTTATTACTTTGTTATGGAAGAAGACGATGTTTTAAAGGTAACAACTGAGTCGGGATCAACGATGGGAGTTGTTGCAACATTTGAAATTGAAGGGTCACAAAGAACATGACTTACCTAGAACTTGTTAATGATGTTCTCACCCGTTTGCGTGAGACTAATGTTTCTACAGTCTCAGAAACCTCCTATTCCGCATTGATTGGCAAGTTTGTCAATGATGCTAAACGTCAGATTGAAGATTCTTATAACTGGAATGTTCTATCTCAAACAATCACAGTTACTACTGTTAGTGCCACAAGTTCTTACTCATTAACAGGTGCGGGTCAGAAGTTTCGCATCAATGATGCTATCAATACTACCAGTGTCATAACTTTAGATAACACCACTACTGCGGACATGAACCGCAAGTTGAACTTTGGCACACCTTCACAGTCTATTCCTTCAGAGTTTTGTTTTAACGGGGTAGATGGTAGTGGAGACACAAAGATTGACCTGTTTCCCGTTCCTGATGGTGTCTATACACTGAAGTTTGATTTAACCATCCCACAGGCTAATCTGTCTGCTGATGGCACTTCAGTCAAAGTATTGGACTATTTGGTAACTCAAAGTGCTTATGCTCGTGGCTTGATTGAGCGTGGTGAGGACGGAGGCACTGCTTCTAATGAAGCGTACGCTTTGTTCCGTGGGATGCTATCTGACGCTATTGCATTGGAAAGCACTCGTTACCCTGAAGATAACTTTGTGGCGGTCTAATGGCAGCTCCTCTACAAAGTCAAAGCATTAGCGCACCAGGCTTTTATGGCCTGAACACGCAAGACTCGCCTTTAGATTTATCTTCTGGCTTTGCTTTAACTGCTGCCAACTGTGTGATTGATCAATTTGGTCGTATTGGCTCACGCAAGGGTTTCACTCTTGTTAACGCTTCATCAGGTACTTTGGGTGCTAACAATGTGGGTGTTATCCATGAGTTAGTCCAAACTGATGGCACTTTGACTGTTCTGTTTGCTGGCAATAACAAGCTATTTAAACTTGGAACTGCTAATGCTGTGACTGAGTTGACCTATGGTGGTGGAGGAACAGCCCCTACTATTACAGCATCTAACTGGCAATGTGCATCTTTGAATGGCATAGCTTATTTCTTTCAAACGGGTCACGATCCACTCATCTTTGACCCGGCTGTCAGCACAACAACATTTAGACGGGTTTCTGAGAAGTCAGGCTATGTAGGGACTGTTCCGCAAGCAAACATTGCCATCTCAGCATTTGGTCGTTTGTGGGTGGCTAATACATCTACAGATAAGGTCACTATCAGCTTCTCAGACCTGATTGCAGGTCATGTATGGGGCGGTGGTACTTCAGGAACATTAGATGTTTCTAGGGTTTGGCCTAATGGTGCAGATGAAGTGATGGGTCTAGCGGCTCACAATGATTTCTTGTTCATCTTTGGTAAACGACAGATTCTTGTTTACTCTGGTGCTTCAACACCCGCTTCTCTTTTTCTGTCAGACACAGTAGGCTCTATTGGATGTATTGCTAGGGACACTATTCAGTCAATTGGCACTGATGTGATCTTCTTGTCTGACTCAGGCGTTCGTTCTTTGATGAGGACGATTCAAGAGAAATCAGCCCCTCTAAGAGACTTGTCCAAGAATGTTCGTTCTGATTTAACAGCTTCTTTGGCGGTAGAGACTTTGGCTAATTTGAAGTCTGTTTACTCAGAGAAGAATGCCTTTTACTTGTTGACCCTACCTGTCACATCACAAGTCTTTTGCTTTGACACAAAGATGCAATTGCAAGATGGTGCTTTTAGAGTAACCAAATGGGACTCAATTACGCCTACTGCTTTGTACTCACTCAGGAATGGTGATCTGTACATTGGTAAAAGTGGCTTTATTGGCAAGTATGGAAGTTTCTTAGATAACACTTCAACTTACCGATTGAGCTACTTTACCAACCATGCAGACCTTGGTAATGAGAATCAGATTTCTATTTTGAAGAGAATCAAGACAATCATCATTGGTGGGTCTAACCAGTTCGTCACGATCAAGTGGGGCTTTGACTTTGCTGCCAACTATTTGTCGGGCAATGCTTTTATCCCTGAACAACAGAACTATGAGTACGGCCTAGCTGAGTACGGAACAGCAGAATACTCAGGTGGACTCTTGATTAAGACACTAGACGTAAATGCTTCTGGTGCGGGTAAAATTGTTCAAACATGTTACGAAACCACTATCAACGGCACTCAACTGTCAATTCAGAAGATTGAAATTCAATCTAAGAACGGGAAAATATCATGAGTAATTACACAAAAAGTACCAATTTCGCCACTAAAGATAACCTTACGCCTGGCGATCCACTCAAGGTCGTGCGAGGTACTGAGATTGATACTGAGTACAACAACATTGCTACTGCCATTGCGACTAAGACAGATAACTCTGCTGCCGCTATCACGGGTGGCTCAATTACTGGTATTACAGACTTAGCGGTTGCTGATGGCGGTACAGGTGCTTCTACAGCGGCTGGTGCTCTGAATAACTTATTACCTAGCCAAACAAGCAATGCAAACAAGTATCTCCAGACTGATGGCACAAATGCTACTTGGGATGCAATCAGTATCAATACTGGCGACATCACAGGAACTTTAGCGGTTGCCAATGGTGGTACTGGTGTAACTAGCTCAACAGGAACAGTCGCTGTAGTGTTGTCAAACTCGCCAACACTTGTAACCCCTGCCCTTGGAACACCAAGTTCCGCAGTGTTAACAAATGCTACGGGTCTGCCAATCTCTACGGGTGTGAGTGGTTTAGGTACTGGTGTAGCTACATTCTTGGGTACTCCCTCATCTGCCAACTTGATCTCTGCCGTTACAGATGAAACAGGATCGGGTGCTTTGGTGTTTGCCAATAGCCCAACCTTGGTGACTCCTGCTTTAGGCACTCCATCTGCTTTGGTAGGCACAAACATCACAGGCACTGCTTCAGGGCTAACAGCGGGTAATGTCACTACTAATGCTAACTTAACAGGTGCAGTCACTTCTGTTGGCAATGCTACCTCTTTGGGTTCATTCAGTTCTGCTAATCTTTTGGGTGCTTTGACAGACGAGACAGGCACGGGATCAGCAGTATTTGCTACCTCTCCTACCCTAGTAACACCTATTCTTGGAACACCCACTAGCGCAACCTTAACAAACGCTACAGGTCTTCCTATCGCTACAGGTGTATCAGGTCTAGGAACTGGTATTGCAACGGCTCTAGCGGTCAATACAGGCTCATCTGGTGCGCCTGTAATCAATGGTGGTGTATTAGGTACACCCTCTAGCGGTACTGTAACTAATCTTACAGGTACGGCTTCTATCAACATCAATGGTACTGTGGGTGCTACAACGGCTTCTACTGGTGCGTTTACTTCAGTAACAGCATCTACAACTCTTGGAGTAACTGGTGTATCTACCTTAACTGGTGGTGCAGTTGTTCAAGGTCTGACTGTTGGTCGTGGTGCAGGTGCTGTGTCTACCAATACTGCGGTGGGTGCAAGTGCTTTAAGAGATAACACTACTGGCTCAAGTAATACGAGCATAGGCGAATTAGCCATGTTGTTAAATACAAGTGGTCAAAGTAATACGTCTGTTGGTAGAGCTTCTATGGCTCTAAATACAACTGGTGGCTCAAATGTAGCAGTCGGTGAAACGGCTCTTTACACAAACAACGCATCTAACAACACTGCTGTCGGTTATCAGGCTGGGTATTCAAATACGACTGCCGACGAGAATGTGGCAATTGGTGCGTTGGCAATGGCTTCAACCACTACAGGCAATGCTCAAGTTGCTATTGGTAAAGGTGCATTGCAAAATAATACAACTGGTGCAGAAAATACGGCTGTTGGTAGGACTGCATTACAAGCAACAACAACTGGCGCTTTAAACTCAGGGTTTGGTCGTGGTGCTTTGCAAACAAATACCACAGGCTCAAACAACACAGCCTCTGGTACGTTTGCTTTGTTCTCCAACACCACAGCATCTAACAACACTGCTGTAGGATATCAGGCGGGGTATACAAACCAAACTGGTGCAAAAAATGTTTTTATTGGGAATCAAGCTGGATATGTTTCTACTGGAAATTTTAATACCATTATTGGCAATGAAGCTGGTCTTGCTTTAAGTACAGGAACGTGCAACACATTTGTTGGTGGATACAATAATACTGTTGGAGGCTCTGGCGAAACAATTACC